AGTACACGCAGAGCATCAACAAGTAATTAAGTCAGAGTTATCTCCAAAACATTCCATAAATAGATGGTAAATAGTTACAATCATTTGGCCATTTACCATGTACTTCTCTGAACCTTAATGATTCTACCTGCATTCGTCGTTTAATTACGTATTTTTTCATATTAAAAACCTTTCGCCAACATCTTTGAACAATTTTTATCCAAATTGTTTTTATTATAGTTATACATTCTCCGCTAGGTAAGTATATAACTTCGCCAATATTGGGTTGAATATATGCATCTCTTGATACAATATAGTCGTAATTTCTAATAGTTTTATGAGGCTTATGTATTTTTTGGCCATAACTTATATAATATGCTGAGTAAAGTTCAACTATGTCATATATATGCGGTTCTTCTGCATTGAGATAAAGAAATACTTCATTATCATTTTCATTTTCATTTTCATTGTCGCTTTCATCATCGCTATTATAGTCGCGAATATCAAATATACTTCTGTTTTTAGAGATATGTACGCATAGGTAATGACCATTTACCAATTTGTCGCTGTCGTTGCAGTAACCATGTATATAGCGGTTGAATAGTTCGCATACAACTAAATTAAATTTATTTTGCTGGCGTAGTTGTGCTTCTCTCAATTCATTTGCATTCATTATTATTAATTATTATTGTTATTTTTATAATAATTAATTATTATTGTAATTATTATTGTTATTATTATTTTTTTAATGGAATATATATATAAATGAAGTTACCTGGTTCTATCACAAAATTGTTAGAGAATAAGTATGTTCTATACATTGTTTTCTTTTTAGCAGTTACTAATGTTTTAGGATATTTAGTCATGGGAAACTATAAAGCCGCAGCTTTATTCATTTTGATAGGATTTTTAGTTAGCAACTTTAATAAAAATATGGTAATCATTCTTGGAATACCCCTCTTGTTAACATCTATTTTCTTTACTGGATTTATGAGGGAGGGTGTTAAAAATATGGACGATAGCAAACCCGAAGACAGCAATGTAGACGCCGACAAAAAGGACTCTAAAGGGGCTGACAAGAAGTCTGATAAAAAGGTCGCCGTAGATAGCAAGACTGGTGTTGCCGTTGTTCCTAAGACAGATTCTAAAGAGACTGATGAAAACGGAAATCCGGTTCCTAAGGCAAATGACGAACCATTTACGACAGTATATAATAAAAAGAATAACCGAGTAGATTATGCTTCTACTGTAGAGGATGCATATGGCGATTTAAATAAGATATTGGGTGGAGATGGTATTAAAAACCTAACCGCTGATACGCAAAAGTTAATGGAACAACAATTACAATTAGCAAATGCAATGAAAAGCATGACACCTTTATTAGACCAAGCAAAAAGTTTAATGAACGGGTTTGATATGAAGAACTTTGGAAACATTGCTGAAATGGCAAAGCAATTTAAAGGCGAAAACTAAGAAAAAAATCTAAAAAACCAATAAATAAAAATATTATACAACGATTATATATTCTTTGTTTAATATATGACGAGACGCATTAAAAGACATAACAAAAGAACCAAAAATAGAGGCGGATTAAGAAAGAAAGATGATTCTCTTACAAGTTGGCAAGCTGTTTACAAAATGATAGACGTCCCTGGCGCAACTATAACTGGCATATCCTATTGGTCAAAGTATGGGTTTGTATTTAGATTAGATGTGCCAGAAGACCCAAACAATTCAGAATTTTTTGGATTATCTGACGATGGAACTAGTTTAACTAAACCTATATATAGTTTAATTTTTAAGTTTTCGGTTATTAATGATAATCTATCCATAAAATTAATTCCGTTTAAACCGCATGATAAATTAATTCATAAAGAAGTAGATAATTTTAAAAATATGAAAAAAGAGGCTACGGTTCAACAAAAAATATATATTGACACTTTAATGCAGACCGGAAAACCGGTTTGTCCGCCTATTGTAGATTTATCTGTATTCAATTATGCTGCAACCAAGATGCTTTTTGAAAAACTATTTATTATCTCTTCTTCAGAAACTATAACTGAACAAATGTTGTTATATTTGCGAGACCATACTCCACCAGAATGTTCATTAGGGTTAATTACGATGGGATTAGTAGATTCAAAGTTTGTTGAACTATACAAAACGCGAAGGCCATCTGACGAAGTATTAAGAGAAAACGCCCGACTCCTTAGACTCCAATTAACAAGAGAAAATGCTATAAACTGGGCAGAAAGCGCATATTACGTAGATGGTCTATATGCGTTAGCACAAAATATTATAGTTATTATTAAATCTGGGATATTAAATTATGATTGTCATACTTCAAATGTTTTAGCCAATCCATATGAGCCAAGCATTGTTGATGCTCGTATTCCAAAAACGCGAAGTGTGTTAATTGATTTTGGAAGCAGCGTAAATCTTACGGAGGAACTTCCATTTCCAGAATTATCTTACCCCCCAGACAAAAACGGTCAATTAGAAAGCCGTAATAAAGAATTTATGTCAAATCTTGTTATTGATGTATACAATAAGGCGACAGGTAGAAAATTAACACAGCCTATACCGGGAACATACCAAACAGACCTTGCTGAAATACGCGGATATGATATTACAGATTTTTATATATCTCGCAGTAACAGCGAACTGGACATTTTAAATAGACTTAAAAAAGTTCTTATGTTTATGGTATATTTGGATTATTCAATAAATATGAGTTACTATGACCTAATTTTAAAAGATAGACCCCAATCACTTGCTCTTTTAAAAATTATTTATGGTGATGATTTCCCAGATAAATGGCTTAGTAGTGGTTTAGAAATAGCGCAACTACGAAGAATGCTTGATATAGATTTTAGAAACCCTGAATTCACGCAAATAACAAACGGTTATAGGGACTTAATACCAATAGTAAGAGAACTCACGGAGGGAACAATTAGTGCCCGTAGTTCTATAAGCCATTCCGCAATTGGTCGTATGATACGTCAAGGGACAATTTTTCATATAGAAGAAGGCTTAGAAGAAGGTAATGAATCCTATGATAGAAGTGAAATGGTATTATTATCTAGTAGGCCTTTAACCAAACGAACTGGCGGTAAAACCAACCGAAAAAATAAAAGAAACAAACCAAAACTCAATTTAACTAAACGGCGTAGAATGCGTTAATGTGAATTACAAACCATATATTATATTTGTTGTAATATAATATATACATATATCAATGAGTAAGAAGTGCCCGCCAGGCGTAATATGTCTAGAAAATGCAACTATGTTATTTTTAGTAATAATTGTATGCGTCATATTTTATTTCATTTATAAGAACCTTGACCCTATAAATAATAAAAACAATAAAATTATAATAAAACAAGAACAAAATATGTCATCTACTGGTCAGCCTGGTGGAGGATATAATGGTGGATATAATGGAGTATATAATGGTGGATATGGAGGATTTGGCTTTTTTACTAGACCAAATTATGGGTATACGAACTTACCCAATGACGTTTTAATGAATCCATATGTTCCGCCATTAAGTGATGAGAGATATTTAGTGCCAAATATATCATATATTCCACCAGGAACAATTCCTATTAACGTTTCTACAAACCCAGGAGCAGTTGATACTAATTATCGGCAAATGGGGCTGTTAACACCATTAAATGGCTCAGGAAAAATACTTCCATTGATGGGGCGCCCGCTATTTACAAACCGAAATAAGTGGCAGTATTATACTATGAGCGACCAAAACAATAGTGTTAAATTGCCAATTGTTAAAAATGGAAGAAGTTGCACTAATGAATATGGATGCGATGAGGTATATAATGGAGACTCTGTATATGTTGAAGGATATAATCAAGCATTTAAAATAACTATTTATGACAGCGATACAATAAGATATATACCTTATATATAATATAGTTTTTTACTAGGTGGGTTTGTCGTGCCAATAATTTTAGAATAACTTTTGCACTCTGCGCGCCAATTATACTTAGCGTAATTAGGCCAGTTTATTTGTCCCGCTCCAGGTGCACCTAGAGGGCGTCCCTTTGCAACGCCTCCATAACCACCTATAGTTGTTTTATCTCCAGGTGTATCCCCGCTTGGATTCCCTTGGTCGCTTAATGGTTTTCCATTAATTGTCCCAGTGTTTTTGATATGACCATTTTGACAAGGTTTGTGAAATGTTTTCATATATTGCGTTCTCTCTTTCTGATATCTTATCTTTGCTGCTTTACATCTAGAATTGCAGTTTCCTTTTGAAACCTCGGCACTATATTGGCGTTGATTTAACTGGGTTGATGTATATTTTTTAACATTATCTTTTTTATATTTAGTTTTTGCGAGTTTTAATTGATATCTATCTCTTGCAAGTTGACACCGTTTATTACATGGCGTTTTTACAGAACATCTAGAGTTGCAGTTTTTAGAAATAGCAGAGCCTCTTGCTAGTTTAGACCTAGCAAATTGTTTTTTATAATTAGCATCAGTAGTAGCATGTAATTTGTTGGTTATTAGATTTATATTTATTCTTTTAACCGTGGCATCTATTATTGTTTTTTTTATTCCATTGCCAATATCCTTAGTTCTTCCATATACTTGGCCAAAATTAATTATTTTATTATATTCCATACAGTAAGTAAAAGTAGAAATAAATGGTATTATAACTATTATGAACCGCATTATGTTATATTTGGAGTATATATTTATGGTTGTTTTATTTTTATGTCCGTTTTATTTGTCATAAAAATAAAAAATAAAATTATTGTTCATTTGCTTGTATTTCAGTTGCGGTTTGAACAGCGTTGAACGAATCTCTATTCAAACCATTTTGTTGGGTTCCAGCAAGCATCTTTTTAGCAACATTGTTGGCAATCTTTTCGGCAATGTAATCAGTTAGATTCTCTAAAGATTCTGCAATTATAGACATAGGCGCAGATGCTACAGCGGGTTCATTCTCATAATAAGGCGCAGATGCTACAACGGGTTCATTCTCATAATAAGGCGCAGATGCTACAGCAGGTTCGGGTTCAATATCCTTCGTAAGTTCATCTTCTTTTTCTTGAGGCTGATTATTGTTTATAGCATCATTTTCAATAATAGATTGGTCTTCGGGTTCTAAGTTCTCGGGTTGCTCTAAGTCTTCGGCTGGCGATAACTTCTCGGCTGGCGATAACTTCTCGGGTGACGCTAAGTCTTCGGGCGACGCTAAGTCTTCGGGTGATTGTGTTGTTGGTGTTTGACCTAATGATGATGGTTCAGACATAACATCTTCTTTTAGAGATTGCGCTGGCTCCACGATAGAGTCATTGTTAATGGGCGCATCAATAGAAGGAATATTAGCGCTTGCATTCGCATTAATCGCATCATTAACTAATTTAGGGTCAGAACCTGGCTGCCCACCTCTATATTTTTTTAAACTAGTGTTATGCAAATTTAAGGGTTTTTTATTTCTAAATGTTTTAGTTTTTTTACTATGATAAGTATTAGATTTTTTAATTCTCTTTGCGCTTTGATTCTTTTTATTTCTTATTTTTAACAATTTTCCTTTAGTTAATTTCATTTATAT